CGTATTGCTTTGATACCTGATGATGCGAACGCACTCTCCTTCACCATGTCACTATGATTGCCACCGACTAGTATCACGTTCGATCCTTCGGTGCGCTCATACAGCGCAACATGATGATCGAGGCATACAATTGCACCGGGTTTCGGTGTTGTGAGTTGATCACCCCAATCTTCCCATGCAGCAGCCCACAAGAAGCGATGCACATCGTCACTACCAAACACAGGACGATAACCCGCTGAAGTCATAAAGAACGCAACAGCTAATCCACACCATGCTATCTCATCGCCAGTGTAGTACGAGCAGTATTCCTCCATCTCTGGATACGTTGCAGCGATAATATCAGGTGCACGCATGATCTGCGGCGAGTTCGCCTCACCGGGATGTTCTTCGATCCCGATGCAGCGACGTGCCATCTCAAGCCATGCTGGAATGTTACTCATTGTAACTTCCTCACTTAAGCTGTTCAAGGCGCATCTTGAGGCTTTCACATGTTTCAGCTATTGTGATGATCCTGCCGTCTGTAGTGTAGATGACACATTGCACTGCATCTACAACCAACTTCCCCTTCGCTTGGCTAGTGCTAACGATCTGCTTCGGGTTGACATAGAACGCGCGTCCATCTAACGAATGTACTATGATGTATTGCGCTGCAAGAGCTTCGATCATGGCTACAACGCAAGGATCACATTAGGATCAGCACCTATTGCATTCAACAACGAAACCATGAACACGTCACTAGGCACGACGCGTTCAGTTGCGAGCCACTTCTCACGCTCATACAGATGCGAGTTGAAGTAAGTGTTCAACGCCGTGAGCTTGTTAACTAGCTGCAACCGATCAACTATCGTTGTACGTGTGACAGTGCCTACACCCTGCGCTGCGTCAAGCTGTGCGCTCAACTCCTTCACAGCGTTGACAAGTGCGAAGACAAGCGGACCAGTGTTGAGAATACGCAGATCACTGACAGGCACGTTGTCGATGATGCCATTAGATTGCGACACCATCTCAGGCATCACAACTTCGACTTCTTGCGCTACGAAGCCAATGAACTCATCATCATCTACAGCAGCTTGATAATGCCCACTCTTAGGATTAGGCATGCCCGCTGCAACAGGCTCTGGCTCAGGTGTGGGCTCAGGTGGATCAGCAGGCGGTGCATTAGGATCAGCGAACGCATCAGGCATATCAGGTAGAGGCAATGGAGGCGGTGGTGTACTACCTTCAACAACGATGATGTCATTGCCCTTGTACGTGTAACGCTTCGGTTGCAGCGCCTTAATCTGTGCCAAGCCGTTTGTGTAGTTGCCGATGACATTCTTAATGCGCGCATCAGATGGATCAACCCAAGGACCACCGCCTGTCTTGTACACAGTGGCATTAGGTGTGTACATGACACCTGATGGTTGCCAGTATCCGCTGGCTACAAAGAACGTCGCACCACCGATGACTTGTGTAGTACCACTGAAGTTAGCAGCGCCTACTGTTGCAATGCTAGAACCAGAAATATGACCGCCAACAGTAAGACCCCCGCCTGAGAAGCTGAATGTCGATGCATCAAAGTAGAGGTATTTCGTTCCAGCGTTCCCGAACTGGATTAGTCCAGTAGTAGGTGAGCCAGCACGTATCGCCCATATATCAGCGAAGACCCTGAATGCACCACCATTCACGTTAAAGTTGGCAGCGGCATCATAACTCAAGTACGCATTGCCAGAGTTGCCAAATGATACCTTACCTTGTCCTGCCGCAGCAGCATTGATAACGAACAAGTCACCAAACAGATTGCATTGACCTGTAGAACGTATGAGTTGGAAGTTTACACCTAACGACGTGCCTGCGTCATTGTAACGAGTTACAGAAAGGTCCGAACCAAGATTAGTACCGCTTTCTGCTGTTCCGTTGCCTAGCTCTACTTGCCAACGTGCTAGAGATGCACCTGTAGCAAAGCTAGCACCATACAGCGATGATCCTTGTCCTGATGCTGTCTTGTTAAGCACTATTGCTGGATTGACATATCTGAGAGACAGTTGACCTGTCATCTCATCGCCAGCCTTGTTGACCTTACCACCAACAGTGCCGCCTACTTCACCGCGCACGAACGCAGTTGTAGCTAGCTTATTGCTGTTATCACCACCAGCAGGTGTAGGTGCTGTTGGTGATTGATCGAAGTTAGCGACCCTAGTAGGAGCGATGGAGAATGCAGCAGGGCCTGTTCCTGCGCCACCTGTACGCATCCACAAGTTGCCGCCCGGATCGGCACCGAAACCAGCCCAATTACCAGCACCTTGATCGTAGAGTTTGATGTTAGCATCAGCAGGAGTAAGTGCACCTGTAGCAAGTGTGCCAGTTGCACCACCGAATGAACTGCCTTTAGGTGTAACAGTCAGCGCACCTGACATAGTGTCGCCAGCCTTAGCAACCTTGTCTGTCGCCAACCCGGTGTTGATGGCATCGGCGTATTGCTTGGTGACGGCATGCGATGGTTGAGTTGGACTAGCAGGTAGAACTATTCCAGTTGCATCTGCACTAAACACTGTAGCGTTGTCGGTAACGTTCTTGACATGAAGGCTGTTGAACGCAGAAAATATCTGAAACTGTTTTGCGCTGGTGTCATTTAGATACAGTGAAGCAAATCCGTTCATAGAAACTGTCAACGGACCCGCCATCGTGTCGCCAGCCTTGCTCACAAAGCTAGTGTCAGCATAACTCTTAGTCACTGCGTGTGTAGCAATAGACGGCGCGTTGCTAAGATTGACCTGTGCGAACGTTGGTGTGTCTGCTGCACCTAAGCCTAAGTTACCAGCAGCTAAAGCGGCATCAGCTACATCGCTAAGATTGTTAGTAGAAAGCATGTCGCCGCCACCGGGGCCAGCAGCGCCTTGATTGCCTGTGCGTATGAACGCAAGCGTGACAGCAGCGCCGTTTGTGATCGAGCCTGAGTGTGCGACATATGTTGTAGCAACTTGCAACCATGTGCCTAAGTCAGTGACGCCGCCAGTGACGTTCAACACAATGAAGTTCTGCGGTGCACCTAGCAGCCTGATGTAGACAGTACCGCGAACAGGCGTGTTCGTACTATCATCCCATGTCGCAACCCAATCAGACACATCAGGATTGCCGGGGTCAGCGGTGAATGCACTAAGGAACAATGCAGTGACTTGATCAGGCACGGCGTTGTTGAAGCGGAAGTTGCCTACACCGGGATCGTTGCTTACGATGCTAGGATCGAACGCCCACTTGAACGCGCCTTGTGTCTGTGCAGATAATGCAGCAGCATCTTCAGCTTCCTGCGCGCTGTTAGTAGCATCACCAGCGGCAGCTTCAGCAGCGTTCTTAGCATCTGTAGCGATTGCTGCATCTTGTGCTGCGCTATCAGCATTGGCCGCTGTATCAGTGACAGCAGCAGTAGCGTCGAACACAAGTACCCAATACAACGGGCCATCTACTAGGAAGTCCGCACCTGATGCATGTGCTACTGTACACAAGAAGTAAGCATACGCACCGACTACAACAATGTCACCTTGTGCGAACACAGTGAGCGGCGTCCACGCGCCTCTATACAGTGGCACGCCCGGTATCTGTAGTACCCAATATGTAGGATTAGCTATACGCTCATCATCAAACGTACCAGTGTCCGCGCTCTCATGTTCTACTAAGCAGCGATATAGATGACCACTAGTACTGTCTACAACACGATCACCGATCATGTATAGAGTAGAGTTTAACCAATCACCACGAATGTTCGGAATGATGCCCTGTTGTAGCAGTGCATCTAATGAAGCCCAATTCTCATACTCAAGCGTATGCCAACGCGGTGTGTCGAAGTTAATGAGCTTGAATTTGTAGTTAGGAGTGAAGCCGCGAATGTTGGCTACCATATTATTGCCCACACGTTATATGAGGCAATATAGCCGCTCTTGTTCGCTGCGCGAAAGCAGGTTTGTATAGCATGAATAATGCATTCTGTCAAGTGGGTATACTGCGTATACTTCATCCGCGCACCTGACTACCGCGCTGATACAAGAATGACATGCTGCTAATTGACAATGATTGTGTACTACAACCTGTTACACGTGTCTTGATGATCTTGAACTTGACAGGCATCTGCCACAGCTTCTGCTCTCTAGTACGACGACCAGCACCATAGACTTGTTGTCCAGCGCCATACGCACCTACGTCATTAGGCACGAACTGTAAGCTGCGTGCTGGTATGAGTTGTCCTGTGGCTGCGTGCTTGTAGATGTTATCATCGAATATATCGAGTGTGAAACGTGCTTGACCATTGGCGTCTAGATGCACAAAGCGCAGTGCTTTAGTGTTCTGCCGTGCACCGAAGTCACTCCAAGGTAGCTCCCATGCGAAGTTGATGCCTTCACCTTGGTATTCCTCCCAGCTATCCGGTGCTAGTGCGCGTGCTTCTACGAAGCTCGGTGCCGCTGTTGTCACTTGAGCAAGGCACTTGTAGATCAAGCCATCGCTGTTGTCATACACGCGGTCGTTGACGTTGTATGTCTGACCACTTACCCATGTTGCGAAGTCGTACATGCCAAACCAATCAGCGTGTATGTGGTGATCTGGACTACCGTAACGCATCATGTAGCCATCAGGCGTGAATAAGAACGAACGCCCTTCTACAGTGCCACAGCCACAGTTGAACTTGAGCACCTGCCGTGCAGTCGGGTGTGATGTCTTAAAGCGTGACCATGCGAACAGCTTCAACTGCGGCACGTAGTGATAGATGTAACCAGTGCTACCATCATCAACTGGTTGAATAGTTATATCAGCACCACCACCACCTAAGTCTGTAGCGAGTGGCAATGTCTCGCCAATAGATATGATCACGTAGTCTTCATCTAACACACCAAGCACTTGACGCCTACCATTGATGTTAGCTGCATCAACTGCGCCGATAGCAGTTGCTCCTAAGATGTCTACGAAATCTCCCTGCTCTAGCTGATGATCATTACAACGCATAATGAGTGATGACTTAGTGAACTCATTCGCGCTCATATCGCTGTCGAAGTAGAACGGATCACGCGTGAGTGAGCGTACATCTTGCGTGTCGAACTTCGGCAAGTAGTAGTGCACACACTTGTTCTTCGCATCGTAGAAGCCGAACGCATGCAAGCGCATCGTCTCTTTACGCAGCCTGCCAATGTGCTTCGACATCATGCTTTCGATGTAGTTGCTCACACGCTCAGCTTGCACAGCGTTGCTCACTGACGACAACTTCGCACTAGGAACGCCGTTGAAGTCAACCATGAACACGTCGCTGCCTATCTCTACGATAGTGCGCGGTGCATTAGTGCCGAAGCCGTTGAGTGTGTCTACTGGCTGCGGATCATGCAGTGGTGGTTGACCTTCTGTTAGTGCAGCTTTCTCGATGCCGTACTTCATCATCGTTGTAGCTGTCGGCGTGATGACTAAGATAACGTCCTTAATCGTAGCGAACCCACGCACTGTCTGCTCAGGGCTAGCGACGATCTTTGACATGTCAATGTCAACAGCATCATCAGCGTCAGTCGCACCAGCGAACACTACAGCAGTGTCTTCTGCGGAGATGCGTATAGTTGTGATGCGTTCTTCTACTGGTAGTAGCTCAACATCGTGCACAGTGAAGTATCTGAAAGCTGCCTTACACGCATCGAAGGCTGGTATCTGCACATCACCGTTCACGCCGTCTACTAGAGGAATGACCAAACCCGGTAGCGGTGTAATACGTGTGAAGTCAATTGACAGCGGCTTGTCATGTCCATTGCAGCATATTAACTCACTGCCGAATATGTCCTGCGCGATCAACTCTGTGTGTGTCCATGCAATAGGAGCACCGGGCCGCGTTGCTGTTATTGACTGGCTCCAAATACGTTCAACGTTCTTGTTCCTATCAATGCGTAGTATCTCGCCAATGCTCGTCCACAAGATGACGTAGTTAGCGAAGTAGCGACACTCTACAGGCTCACCACCGAGCGCGTGATTGTCGAATGTATAGTTGACAGTATCAGCACCACTGCTGCCTGCTGCTGTAGCTCTGTTGCTGACTACAATCTCAAAGCTGTTGAAATCTATGACACGTCGCACACCATGCGTGCGATTGATCATCTCTGGTACAATGCCGTTCCACGTTATACCCCAGCCGCTGATGGTACAATGATCACCAGCTTCAAACGGGTGTGCTACCCAATTGACAATGACAATGCGCTCTTGCAGCGATGTGACATTAGTAACCATGCTGATGTTAACAGTGCCACTATCTGTAGCACCTTGCTTCAGCTTGAGCCACATCTCATAGCCCCAACGCGGGCCTACTCTGCGATCTGTGTATGTCACCATGTTGTCAAACACAGGAGAGAACTTGCTCGTCAAGTTCTGCTCACTGTCAACAACGTTAAGACCGCCGCCGAAATCGCGGATAGTGGTGTTCTGTAACTTGCTCGTAGGTCGTGGTTGCTTCGGCCTACCGAGAGGCTTCAACGAGCGTGATAGCATCTGCACCATGTTACTACGTCCACCTGTTCACGGAGCTACGTGAAGCCATCATACCGTCTAGTGGAATGTTATGTTGCATCCTGTTGAACTGTGCTAGTGCATCTTGGAACAGCACACGGAACTTGTCGCTCGCACCGGGATTAGTTCCGTCATCCTCTAGTACGTCCCAGCATGTGCCAAGCAACAACAACTGCGTATCTAGGTATATCTTATCGCTGTCTTCTTGAAAATCATCCGGCTTTGTACGGTATGAAACAAACACCTTGCCGGTTGTTACTACAGGCAACACCTTAAACACTTTAATTGGATCGGGGATTGAACGTAGGCTAGGATAATTGACATCACTATCGAGCACGTTACTAGCAGCACGTGACATCGGCTTGTGTGCGCCTTCGTGGAACACACTGTGTAGATCACGGAAGTCCTTGATCCTGTCTGACAAGTCACCAGTGACAACACCATTCACGCCGTCGAGCGTGTGCAACTCCTGCCACGTTGTGTATTCAGGCAACCAATACTCTCTAAAGATCAAATCGAACTTGTGTTGCACAGCGAGCATAATGCGAGGCTCAGCGTATATCTGTGCGTCTAGTCCTTCAACCAACGCGAGGCGTTGTAGTACTTTAGTAACGATGTCACCGAATGTGATCATATAAGTTACAGCCTGCATAGCGGTTGCGTACACTATGCAGGCTGCTCCCTTAGTTGACTAGTTACGGTTCACTCGTACAGGTCGCTACTCTTAACGACCTTATCGCTGCCATCTTCGAAGATCATCGTTACTTGATCATCAGGTGTACTCAACTGATAACCATCATCACCCTGACGTGATGCTCTAGTAGCTACGATCTTCTTGTCTCCAAGCGTAGTCCGCAGCTTCTTCGGCTTCTCTGCTTGTGTAGCAGGCTGCGCGTGTTGTGGTGCCGGTGTTGGCGTTTGATACGCCGGCTCCTTCTTCTCAGCCATTGTAACCTCCGTTGTTTGTAGCGTTGTGTGTAGCGTTACGCGCTAACGTGTGCGCTACCGTGCAAGTTGTTGCGATCCACTACACAAGTGAACCTGTAGGTGCGAACACCATCCGGCGCTGCCGCTGGTGTGTACTGTCCGCGAGGATCGCCGCTAGTGAGTGAC